ATGCGGTTGCTCCAAAAAACATTACTTATCCTTTTTTAATGTTTCTATTTCAGTTTTTAATTCTTTTATGGCTTCTATAAGTAAAGGTACTAACTTGTCATAATAAACTGTTTTATAATCAGTATCTAAATTATGTATATCAACGATAGGTGCTTGAGTTACAACTTCAGGCATGATTTCTTCAACCTCTTGAGCATTAACACCAACCGCTATTCCGTCCTGAAATGCCTCTGCATCAATACCTTTAGCTACATCATTCCATTCGTAATAATAACCATTTAATTTATCCACTTTGTCTAAAGCGTTTTCTATCTTGCCTTTGAAGTTTTTTAATCGAGAGTCGGAACTAAAAGCGGTTATGTTACCCGAAGCCGAAAAATTTCCCGAAAATGAGCCAGACATTGTAAGTGTGCCAGTAGAGGTAATAGTACCACCAGATAATCCGTTACCTGTTGCAACAGAAGTAACGCCACTAGATGTTACATAACCAGAGTTATTTGTAAACTGAGATATGTTTCCTGATAATGCACCAGATATAGTTGTAGCTGATAATGTTCCGGTTACAGTTACACCACCACTTGTAGTTTCAAGTTTCTTAGAGTTGTTGTGGTGTAATTCTATAGCACCAGCCGCATCAAAATTAGCTGATGCTTTACTATCGTCAGAACTTCTAATACGAACACTATCACCTAAAATTTTAAATATACCACTTGATGAAGAGTCTACTATTTTTGAAATATTGTCAGATGATTGATGAAAAATTTGTAAATCACCACCAGCACCAAATATAGCTTTTCCATTATCTGGATATTTTACATTACTGTTAACAACTAAAGATCCTTCGGATGACATATCAAGTGTAAGTGCAGTTATGTTAGAACCACCATCACTACCTCTAAACTTTATGTCTTTATCATCAATAGATGCTACTATTTCTAGATCTTGGTTGTTGTCTATTACAACTCTACCTATTTCAGTTCCAGCATCTTTAAATCTTACTTTACCACCATCAGCATCTAAATTTATTTCACCGCCCATGTCTAAAGTAAAATCTGAGGCATGAGAAATATTACCTGTCATTGTACCACCAGCTTTCGGTAAAGCGGCGTTTGCTGTAGTGGTTGTAGAAGTTAAGACAGCATCTCTTGCTGCAATATCAACACCATCGACTGTGCCACCAACGATTATATTAGAACCTACATTTACATTGTTATTGGAATCTTCTATTACTGCTTTAGATGCAGGCAATGTACAAAACACGTCTTTAGTGCCTGCTCCAAAATCAACTAAACTATCTGAATTAGAACTTGATAAGACTGTAGTTCTAGAAAGTGTATCAGGTGTTGCATCGGTTACTGTACCAATGCCAACCTCAAAAGCAGCACCACCTTGTTCTGCTATGCAATAATAAGTTGCATTACCATTACCAACACCAGCTACAAAAGTTTCAAAACCTACCTCTGCGCCCGCTAAATTTACGGTGCCAGTGCCTGTAGTTACGGTCGTCTCTTTGACTCTATCGTTTACAGCAACCATATCTTGGCTCCTATCCTAAACGAATTATCTCTGATCCACCACCAGCTGCTGGGAATTGAATTGTAAATGTACCGTTAGATGCTGTAAAGTCACCACCGAACGCTAACACGACAACAGCATCATTAGTTGGAGCACTACCATCTTGTCTATAAATTAATGCACCATTTGCGGTGAAAGATGCACTTGTGAAAGATAGATCATCAAAATCTACAAACGCTGTAGTTCCAGACAAAGTAACACTTGGGTTTTGTAATTGTTTACCACCTGCTGTGTAAGCAGAACCTGATGTGTTTGTAATTTCATTTGATGAAGAATAAGCTGTAGTTGCGGCTCCTAAAGAAGCTGAAGAAGTATATAACGCGAGATAGTAAGTTGCACCACCATCAAAATCGTGGTTGCCTTTTAGTAGCTCTTGTTTGAATACACTACAAACTGCTTGTGATATTGCCATAATATTCTCCTATTAAGGGTTTGCAGATGGTATAGGAATACGAATGCTCCCATCCCTATATTCATCTCTTCTTCTTTTACCTAATTGTTCTTGTGCAAGTGCTTGTATTGCTTCTTGATAAGAAGCTTCGTACACTTGTTGATCGTTCGGCGCTTTCAAGAACTTAAACGCTTCACATAAGCAGGCATATAACAAAACATTGGGAGCATTTACGCTGATCCATGTTTGCGTATTACTGGTTGATAAGCCTGTTGGTTTTTTAGTAATACCTATCTCAAATTTATACACTGCATTAGGTGTTGGTGCAACGACTATTGTGTCCATATCCCAGTTTGCAAAGTATTTTGGTTTAGCTGTTTGACCGCTTTCTGGCGTGTCATAGTACTCGCTCATAAAATCTTGATCTACTCTGACAAGCTCAGATCTCTGTTTTGTGCCAGAATCAGTATAAATTGTGACATATCTAATAGAGGCAATATCTGTAATTCTTGGTGTAAATGGATCTGTGCTGTTTCCTGGTAATTTTACAAACCTGTTATTTGCTGCAGTATTTCCGTTTACATAAGAATAGTCACTATTCAATTCAATAGCTCTAAATATTCTGTGTTCAGCATGTTCAATAAAATCATTTACAATAGTGTCAGTTAAAACCTGATCATCTGTTTCCGTGTATCCTCTAATCTGTGTTACTAGTTCTGCGTATGTTGTCATGCTAATAATGTAACAGGTCCAACTGATGCCCTGTCCCCTCCAAATTTAAATATACCACCACTTTCATAGTATTTAAAGGCTTTACCTCCAGCGGCTTCAAACTGTGTATTATATTCTGTTCTGTCGTCAATTAATATTTTATTTGCACCACCAAATGGGCCTTTGTCTAGCCCTGTGGCATAATTTCTAGCTGCCGGTGCTCTAGCTCCTGTTAAGTTTGCATCTACCCACGCATTTTTTTGATTAGTTATAGCTGTGCTTGAAGTAGTTGACAATATTTCGTAAGAACCGTTTTTAGAAATAACAAGATCAATTAGTGCGTTTGCTTCTGCTCTTTTGCCAAGATTTGTAAAAAAGTCTGTAGGTGAAGCTTGTAAAGCCTGTATTTCAATAGCTGGTGTCATGTTATACCAATCACCACCAGACTCTAATAGACCCTGAGATGTAGCAAAGTTTGCAATTGCTAAATAGTATTCTGTTAAAGTGCCATCTAAGTCGACGTAAACAGTTGTAGTTCCTGGATTACAGTTGTCATCTAAAAATTTAGTTAGTGCATCATTTGGGTTAAAAGAAAAATTATCACTATCTATTTTTGTTACTATGTGTCCTTGAGCAAGATTAACGTCTTCTGCGGGTAAGTGTGAAACTTGCGGGTACTCAGGAAACTTAGCACCAGCTCCCCTAAATCTTACAACATCTCCATTTACAAAACCATGACCAGGATCATTTACATTAATTATTTCTGAGTCTCTAGCGCCTGATGCGAAAGCATCATTGTTTAGTATGTGTGCAACCGGAGGTTCTACTCTGTCTGGTCTAGCGTTTTGTAAACCTTGTGCATCGCCTTTATATACTTTTGGTTCTAGTTGTGGGTGTTTAGTTTCAAACTCTGTAAAATGAACAAAAGATCCATTCCATTCTTTTCTCATTTCGTCGTAAGGAAAGGCTTGTCCGCTTCTATCGGAAATGGCTTTTGATTTTTTTCCTGATGCAAAATTAGACATTTGGATAATATGCTTGTGGAGTTATGAATGTGCTGGAAGAAGAACCATCCTCTGCTAATGCTCTTTGTAGCTCATCTTCATACAACAGTTTCATTTGTTGTACTAATTCTGGTTTGTATTTCTGTGCTAAGTAATAAGATAAACCAGCTAACATACAAGGCACAAACCTGTAAGGTACGTCTGCTGTGTTACTATATGCACCTGCATCTTGTATTCTTTTTACAAAATAAATAGCAAGGTCTTTAGCTGCATTTGCTGTATCTGGTGTTGGGTAAAGGGTTAGTAATGTGTGGTCTATAAATCTTTGTACATAATATTGAGAAGGTGCACCCTTTGACAATTTGTTAGATAAACCAGAATAAGTTGATCTATTTATTTTTGTCAGTGCCGTATCACTTTGAGTTGTAGTTCCTTTGCTACTTCTTAATGCTGCCTCTAATATATCATCTACACCATTTACTGGATTTGTTGGAGACGTAGTTGCACTTGTGCCGTCATCAGCACTTCTAAAAAACTTATACTCTGCTTGTCCCTCAACTAAATCAACATTTGTTTTGTCTATTTCCCAATAATGTAAACCTCTATTGGCCCATTCTTGAAACATTATATTTAAAGAACGTCTTGCTGATTTTAATTGATAACCACTAACAGACCTAAGTCCTACGCGATCGTACGACTCCTGTATGATATCATCTATTGAGAAACCACTTTCAAAAGTAGTTGTACCCGATGTTGCCATCTAACCTCCTAGTTGAACGTTACTGTAACGCCACCAGTAGCTGTTAAATCTAAAAACACACCCGTCTTAAATTTGATACCACTACCTGGTATAAAAACCTCTAGCCCCTCTGTACCAAACTTAAAAGTGTGTGACGTCCCTGATGCTGAAGTGTTATCATACAAAACAACAGCGCCGCCTGATGCTCCTGCTGCTTGTATAGAAGTTACTCTACAAGGTCTTCCCACTAGCTGTCCGTCTGCCGCTAGATGTGCTGTTTTTTGGTCTGATGTGAATGATCCTCCACCTGCCATAATATTATCCTCCTAAATTTGTGGGGCCGAAGCCCCACATTAATTAATCTTACGATTCTTTAGCAAAAGTTCCTCTAACTTCAGTAACTGACCAGTTAGCTGTGCTATCTAAAGATGCAATCACAACATAATCACCTTGTTTAGAGGTAGATTTTGTGTTGATTAAATCTTTATCATCTGTTGCAGAACCAGCGTACTGGATTCCGTCAGAAGCATTTGGGCTGATAGTTAATGTGTTAGTACCGTCTTCTGCAGCGTTTACAAATTTGAAAACAGCTCCAGTAGCAATTGCCGGTAAAGTAAATACAACTCCATCAGTTGCACTTACAAAAGTTTTTCCTGAATCTCCAGTGGTAACAGTGTAGTTTGAAGTTTTAGTTTCAATATTTACACCTTCTTTACCTTCTAGTACTGGACCTGAAAAAGTTGTTTTAGCCATGATATTAATCCTCCTAGTTTCCGTTAATATAGTCTCTAGGCCGTCGACTGCGCGCGTCTATATTAACTGTTTTATCGCAGTATTGTGAATATACGCTTTTAATATGTTATTTGCAAATAAAAAGGGCGGCCGAAGCCGCCCTCTTAATAGATTCATAATCTTACGATTATGCGCCTGGAGATCCGAAGATACCTCTAGGATCAGAGAAGCCGAAGCTGTATCTTTCCCTAGCTTTATATCTCATGTTACCAGTTTCAAAATCACCTTCCATGGCAGTTTTGATTGGCGCACGAACCATATGCTTCATTCCGTTAGGAACATCAGTCTTAATGAAGAACGCGTCATCATCAGATAGGAAGTTGTTTACCACGTATCCTTGTGGAATCATTCCTTTAGATGCCAATGCGTTGATGTCATTGTCAGCTGTTCCAACTCTGTTCGCAGATTTCATGATTCTCTCAGCTATGAATTGCTGTGAAGAGTGAATAATTAACTTCTGTCCTCTTGCTGCAATTTTTAAGCCACGCTCATCAGTCATCTTAGCGATGTCAATGCAAGCTTGCTCTAGTGAAGTTTCACTAAGGTCAGCAGATGTTGCTAACTCGTTAGAGAAAGTTCCAGCTATTGTTGGGTGGTCAGTTGCACAAAGTGCTTTACCGTCACCGCCAGTAGCTGATGTGAAAGCGTTGTCAAGAATATTGACAGCTTTAACTTGCTTTGTTTGAGCCATAGATCTTGCTAGTGCTTTTGTGTAACGAGTAGAGATTTTGTCATACAAGTTATCTTCAATCGCTTCTTCAGTGATTGCAAACGCGAGAGCAATTGTCTCGTGTTGATATCTTGCTGTGAAAGTCTCTTGCGCGTTGTCATAAGCAACTGCTGAACCTTCGGCTTTTACATTCGCTTTATCGAAACCTGATAACATTACTTCTTCTTCGAATGCTCGATCAGAATTTTCTGTATCATAAATTTCTGCGTGTTGGTTCTCGTAGTTTTTATACTCAAGTCCGAATAATGCATTCAGACCTGGCTCTAGCTCTTTCGCTAGTTGTTGTCTTGATATAG